GACAACGTGTGGAGTGTGGTTTAGAATCTTGGTTGCGGAATTGTACTTCGGAGAGAAGATAACACGATCCTTAAGTTGCTCTAGGATCGTGTACTGGAGAAACTCCATGCCACCTCTAGGGACGTTGAATATAAAGAAGCGTTTCGAAGGATCGATTGCGTGAGCAAGATCATCACGTTTACCAACCGAGAGCAGCTGCGTATGAGTGGGATTCTTCGTGTACATATAACGAGAGAACCAGGATTTTCCCTTACCACCTTCCTCATCAACCACAAATTGGATCGTACGATCGTCTGCTGGTTGCTCCAAGAAATCCCAAATCTCTTGTTGCCATGGAAGAAGTGTGCCTTCCTCCAGGGATGGAAAGGGGCAGTTATGCTCGATCAGACTCATCAATGATCGAGAATAACGCACGTATAAACCGGGATAGGCTTGAGCGACTTCGCGTTCTGTTGGACAGAATCCAGTGGCTTCATTCACTCCAACAGCCCATGCTACGAAGTCTTCAAAAGCAGATGCTGACCCTCGAGCGTCAGATGGAAGAACACCAAACTCCTCGAACTCGCCATCCTTTTGGCAATATCGGGCAGCCTGTTCGTGGGTTCCCCTGGCACACTCCCAGTGCGACCTTGGACAAATCGCCCTGAGAGTGGAGAGGCGAGCCTTGTTGATCAGCACGAGATAGCCTTGGAGGTGGGGAGTACCAGTTTGGCCTTGTTCCTTTCCGAATGTGATATACTTGAAACGCGTAGGATTGAATAAACTAGCGAACTTGGCATACTCAGCTGGCGTGTAGTTGTTTAGGGTGAAACACCACTTGGTAGACTGAGGTAAGCCACGAGGAGGCATTGTAGGCAGTAGGGCGGCAAGACGGAGGTGAGCAGTGAGATGCTATGAGCTAGGGTAATACTTACCTAGCTCACTTTTCTGAAATATGCGTCTTCGAAGCGGAAAACGATATTCCATGCCTCCGGTCCAAGGTCGTAAAAAAAGACGGCGCACGACCGTTAATTTAACGGTCGCGCCCAAAAAGTCGGCGCGTAAGAATTCAAAATTATCACGCAAGATTCGTTCGATCGTGAATGAAGATAAACAATTAAAAATGTTCCCGGATACGAAAATTATGACGTCGGCGAACACGCTATTCGTAAATGAATTTGGTATAGGTGGTCCCGCTGCTGGTGTATCCCAGACCGAACGATCCAGCAAAAAGTTAAGGTTACAAGGTGTACGAGTTGAAGTTGCCGCTGAGCATGGATCTCCACAAAATGTAAGATCTGAAGAAATTCATATGCACATGTACTTAGTATCGACCAACGAGAACGCTGATCTAGCCAGCATGTGGTTTCGTAACGATAACTATACTGCAAGGCGCTCCTTCGGGGAACAAGTTACCGCAGGAGGAACATTTGCGGAAAAGTATCTACCGTTACAAAAGATTAATACTGAAGAAGTGACGGTGCATGCGCATTGGTCGTGGAAATGCGTGCCAAGAAACCTTCAACAGGGGCGCAGTGGGCATATGATCATAGCGAAGAAGTACAAGAAGATTGGCAAGATTGTTAACATCATTGAAAATGCTGGGGTCCAGCTGCCCGGGACGGCAGGTGTTAACCCTAGGTACGCAATTGCCTGTTATTATACAATACCAGCAAGAGTATTAGGGCCTGAGCCGGCTCCGCCGCCTGCTGTGCCTATATATGACCCAACTCCAGATTTCCCTAATCATATACGGGTAAAATGGTATTTTAAAGACATGTAAAGACGTGATCGATGGAGTCGCGTCGGCATCGTGCGATGCCGACATTGGGCTGTGTGCGGGGTCATTAAGAGGGGGGGCTCCTCCATTATTATAATTTAAAGTTCCTTGATATTATAACGATCATGGGTCATCTTTCCTATGTCTGGTTGTTCGTTACACATAACGACAACGTGTGGAGTGTGGTTTAGAATCTTGGTTGCGGAATTGTACTTCGGAGAGAAGATAACACGATCCTTAAGTTGCTCTAGGATCGTGTACTGGAGAAACTCCATGCCACCTCTAGGG